GGGCCGTTGTGGTCGCTCCGGCTCATTTGTCCCGACCCGGTGCGCCCCGCCACCGAGACCACCAATGACGAAGGAACGACTGTCCCGTCGTCCTTCTTCAGGTAGACGACGCCGTCAGCAGTGTTGACCGCCAACTCACCGGCGACGAGCGACGATGACCCGGGCTTCGCGCCCGGAGTGCTGCTCTTTTTATGGACGATCGTGTTCGCCATGCGTCAGAACGTGCCGCCGTTGATCGTGCTGTTGGGATCGAGGTAGTCGGTCCCGGCAGTCGCCACGCTGTAGGCGGAGCCGTTCCCCTTCAGAATTCCGTTCACGGCAGAGGTCAGCCCGGTGCCGCCGTACCCCACCGCCACGGCCGTGCCCTGCCATGTCCCGGACGAGATCGTCCCGACGCTCGTGAGGCTCGAACCGGTCACGCCAGTGCCGAGGGCTGTGCCAGTGAGGACGTTCGTGCCGTTGATCTTGTAGGCCTTGCCGCTGGCGAGGTCGACGTGCTCGCTGCTCGTCCATGAGCCGGTCGACGAGACCCAGTTGAGCGTCTTGTCGGTCGCCCCCTTGAGCGTGATGCCACCGCCGTCGGCCGTTACGTCCGTCGGGGTGGCAATGTCTCCGAGGACGACATTCTTATCGTCGACGGTCATCGTAGTCGAGTTGATGATCGTCTGGGTTCCATTGACGGTCAGGTTTCCGCCGACCACCACGTTGCCGGTAAACGACGCGCCCGCGAGGGGGGCGTAGTTGGCAAGCTGGGCAGACACGTCGACGGCGGCCACCGCCGCGTCCGTGTATGCCTTCGTGGCGAAGACTCCGTCGCCGCCGATCGCGATGACGCTCGTGGCCGCCCCCCCGGCGCCGCCAGTGCCAGTGCCGTAGTACAGGACGTTCGTCTGCTCGTTGAATGCAAGCTCCGCATTCGCGAGAGAGGACGGAGCCCCGGCCCCGCCGCCGCTTGCCCGCCGCTTGATCCTGAGAGTGTTTGGCATGCTACCAGTTTCCTCCGTCGACTAAGTTTTCCTCGCGGTAGTTTCTCCACCGCGAGTTGCTGTACCGAAGCACGTCCCCCTCCGTGAGAGACGTAATTTGAACGTCCGACGCGGCCGCAAGCGTCGAGATGCCGGACGGCCCCGGCGGCCCGATCCCAGCCGACACTGTCGCGTTGATTTTGTTGTCAGAGACCGACGCTGTGATCTGCGTCGACTGCACGCTGGCTGTCACCATCAGGTCACCTCAACTGTTCCGAGAAGTGCTGTCCGGGTCACGCCCCCGGGTGCGACCCAGGCCATGTTCCACCCATAGGTCCCTCGCGGCAGTGCCGCAGTCTGTGATTCAGTGAGCGAGATGTTGACCCGCCCGGCCGACGCATCGGTCAGAGTTGTCGTGATTTCCTGGACTGTCGCGTTCGTCACGAGCGAAGTAATCTGCGACGAGACCGTGTATCCAGACAATGAAACGTCGAAGTCGATCTGCGTCGACAGTTCGTCGCCAGACCGAAAGGCGAGGCTCATCTGGCCCGGAAGTTGCGAGTACACAGCCATGAGACCATCCTATCAATAGGAGTAGAACCCAGACAGATCGGCCTCTGTTAATTGATAGCCGCCTCCGAGCGATGCCATCACTGCGTTCACGGCGTCCTTTTGATTGCCGATGAACGTGCCTTCCCCGGCCCCGCCGTAGGTAACGACGCCCAGGAGGACGGGTTCGCCGGACAAAACCAGGAAGACCGGGCTCCCTGAGTCGCCTACCACCATATTCTCGAAGAACGCTGCCCGCTGCGTCCCGCCCGGAGGGGCCAGCCGAAATGTGCTCCCGACTGCCTCCAGGTCGGCAACGAGGGCCTTCTTCTCGCTGTCCACGACCATGCACGGAATTGGGCGGTCCGTGGCGACATTCGGGAACTTGGATGACCAAGCGGCTGGCAGGATTTTCGCGAACGAGATGCCGCCCGGGACATTCGAGTCCAGGAGACCGATCGCGATGTCAGGAAAGTACGGTCTGTATGAAGGATGCTTCGCCGTTGCTGAGACAGTCCTCGTCGCGACCTCTCCGCCTGCGTTGACGAAACGAATCGTCGCGCCGGCCGCGATTTGGTAGTGGGCGGCAAAAAGAACGTGCCTCGGGCTGATGAGCACGCCCGCCATGTTCTGTCCGCCAGTGGAGTTCCACGGCGAGCAGCACGTCATATCGACGCCGGCCGCCCAGCACGATGCGTTACGAACGTATGTCGGCGTCGAATTATTGAGCGTCGAGAATAAAGGTTTTGCCGATGAAGTCTTCCCAGAAATTCTTGAGTCGATACCGTCGACTGCACTCCTGGCCGCTGAACCCAACGCAAACTCGACGAAAACGTCCTTCTGCCCAGGCGTCGACGTGGACGTGCTCACTACAACCGACTCGGTGCTGCCGTCCGGCATCGTCGCCGAGAATGTTGCCGTGCCATCAGACGCGTAGGTTGCGATCCCGCGAGAGTCGGGCGACGATATGACGTTCGTGTTTGACGACGAGAACGAAGCGGACACGGGGACGTTCGACAGCCTCGGCCTCGCGTCGACCCGGTAGTCTGTGACTTGCGTGAGCGGCGAATACCTGTCGACGACAGAGTCCTTGACAGTGATTCGGGAAGGTTGCGTGCTCGATCCGGTTGTGCGGTAGATCGGATACGCCTTGGCCTCGTAGGCGAGATACGAAGTGCGTATCTGCCACTTCTCTGACAGGTATGCGATCACCTCATCCTGCTCACCGATCGAAAGCTCGCGAGAGTAGGCGACCACCTCGCCGATGGTCGCCGACACCCCCGTGAGGAGACCAGAAACACCGATGCGGATGTTTGTCGGAAAGACGGCTGCACTCGGAGAATTGATTGGGTCGATTGTGTAACTTCCGAAGAAGCGACTGCTAATCGTTTGCGGATAGATGCTGGTGTCGCTCTTGTATCTCACGACTCCGTTCACTCTCGCCGTCATTAGAGACAAGAGAGACAATTCCTGCCTGTAGTAAATCTGCGAGACGCACGCTATGAAAGGAGAAGAGATGGCAACCGCCCCTAATGCCGCTGAATTGGTCGTGGACAGTCCGTCAGCGTGGGTGGCTCGCATTTCGCCGGTTGTGGCACTGCAAGAAAGTTGCGAGATCAAATTGTACGTCGTGCTTGATGGTTTGCCATCGATAAACATCTGCGTCGTGTAGTCGATCGACGCTATCGCAGCCTGTGACGCAAAAGACGGAACAGACGCCACGACGAATAGGGTCGATCCATAAGCGGAGGCCATGGCAGGAACCTCGGCGGCCATACCCGCTCCCGTGACCGCATTTCTCCCATTCAGCTTCGCTGCTTCGCCAGAGCCAGACAGCGTGTTCACTTGTCCGGAACTGTCTTGCCACTGAGAGACTGTTCCGGAGGAAGGCAGCGTCGTCGAATCGAACCACGCCGCGAGCCCGCCAATGCTCTGCGGAACGAACGAGTAGCCGCCACCTTGCGGTAATCGTCTTCGCGTCGATAGGAACGCCATTAAAACGCCTGTACGGAGAGGACTGTTCCAGACCCTGTTGAGATGGCTTGAACACCGGCATTAAACAGTTCCTTTTGCGCGTCTTGGTCGCAGATGAGCGACCCGGACGATGGCAGCGGAATTCCGTTGGAGGCGGTGACGGTGGCGGAGTCGGGGGTGAACTTCAGGTACGCAGTGGCGCTCCCCACGTTTCCGATTGCCACAAATTTGTAGGGGTTGCCTGTTGGGGCCGGCAAAACTTGGACAGCCGTGGTGCCGACGGACACGCTCGCGATCATTTGACCGTCTCCTTCTTTTGTCTCATCAGTTCGTTGTGAATGTCTCGCTGGCCGACCGCGATCTCGCGGAGCGTTTCCGCCTGCTGGTCCTGGGTCTTGCCAAGCTCGTGGAGCGTCTGGGAAGTTGCCTCCAAGAACTGCGTATGGCTTTCGACCATTGGAACTATTACGGAGTGATGAACCGAAGTAGCGGCTTCCCGGGCCATCCAGAGCATGGCCGCCAAGATTACGACCGGCAGCCCAAAACGCTCGGCAGCGCGGAGGGCCACGTCGACGATCGTCTGCTTCGTCTCTTCAGTCATTCGTCAGGTTCCTCTTCCAGCCCTTCATCAAGACTGCGTTCTTCGGCGAGCGGAAATACCAGTCCAGGAGCCGTGCCAAGAGAATCTGGAGCATTGGGCCGATCAGGAGCCAGAAAATAGGACCAAAGTGCTTCTCGTCGGTCGACTCGTGCAGGAGGCAGTAGCCTCGCTTGACGCTCTGCCCCCAGGCGGCGAGCACGATCTCCTGGGAGTTGTTGGCTGTGGTGATATGTCGGAAAAGCTCGACCGGGGACTGCTCGATCGAGACGACGATCAGGTCGTTGATCCGCTCTCGACCGATGAGGGTCCGGCGAATGACGGGGAGTTCCTTCCAGATAGATTCCTGAAGTTCCCGGATAGTCATTTCTTGGTCGCGCATTTGCCGTCCTTGCACTTGCATTTGCAGGTGTCCGGGCACGGGCAGGCAACCCACGACAGGTTGTCGCCGCTCCTGACTCGTCCGGTGCCGCCACACTCTTTGCAGCACTCTTTGTGCGGCTCCGGAGACTTCGGGGCGACCTTGGCCTTGTAGGCCTCGAACGCGGCCGTAGAGAAGCACTCACACAGGAGGTCCATGCGGTCGGGCGTAGCGGCTGGCGAGCAGCCAGCGATCAACACGAGGAAAAAAAGTTTCTTCACAAAATTCCCCCCGTCCAGGATGGGAGCTTGCGAGCCGGGAATCCATCGTATCCAGACAACGCATAGCTATCGCGTTGCCCGAGCATGCTGTTCACCGTGTCGGCGTCGACCCAGAACGTGCAACCAGCGAATGCGGGGTGCATGTCCTTCCCGGGGACGCCCGAGTAGTGCGGGCCGTTGTTGCTCTTCGGGCCCCAGGACTGCCAGTAGAGCGCCCCGGGCCGCCTGCCCATTCGCTTGCCGATGAATGAGGTGCAGTGGGCCCATCCTGCATTGTTCGCTTTACAGAAGCCATCCTCGTCACGCTTGAAAACAAATCCTTGAACGCTTGCCTGGGCGACGGGGTAGCCGTTCGAGATGGCCTTGCAGAGTTGCTCAAAATTCTCAATGAGCGTGGCCGTCTTAACCCGTCGCTTTTTGGCGAACTGCTCAAGATTGTCAGGCAGGCCCGAGGCTCCCCACTGCTTCTCGCGAGTGCCTGAATATTCGGTGAAGATCGTGCCGTTATATTCAACGTCGTAGTGGAGGCAGCCCCACTTCGTTACGGCCTCCGCTGCGGCGGCTCCGTAGCTTCCGTCCCCGCCATAATTTCGGCTGAGGCCCCTGGCTTCGACCCTGCTCAGTGCATAAATCGATGCCTCCAGGCATCGTCCGGGCCAGTCTTCTGGCTCGCCGTGAACGACGATCTCCGTACTGGAAAGGGCGTCCACCGCTCCGGCGAAACCATGTCCGATACAGCTACCGATCGCCTGGGCGACTCGCGAATAAGTCGGCTTGACGCGGATGATCGCCGGCCAGAGCACGACGTCTGCGTTGTCGTTGGCCTTGAGCTTTGGACCGGCCTCGGCAAGCGTCGGCCACCTCAGGCTGGAGACGTACTTTTCAGCGGCCTTAGGGTTAGGAATGTACCCCTGCGGCCTCCACGGAGCGGCCATTTACGCGTCCTTTCCGAGCCCTGCCCACGCAATTGCTTCGTACAGGTCAACCGCCTTCTGCCGCTTTTCCGTAGTCAGTTGCTGCGATTCTTCGCCGATAACTTCTGACAAGACTCCGTTGATTGCCTCGGACAATCCTGGGTACTTCCCTGGCGAGTTGTTCGCCATGCCTTTCCAGATAAACCCGAGCACGGCGACGTGAACGGCTCTCAGGCTTTCTGTCGTCGTCAGCGTCGGTTCCTCGACGATCCCGTCGGCGGCCACGACTCTCGCGCAGTTGAGATAGACGTTTTGGAGCCACAACCTGTCAAGCGGGCTCATGTCCTTCACGACTCTGACGACTGGCTGGACCGCTGTTTTCATGCTGCTCATAGGCTCCCGAACGGAAATCGACACGGAAGGCGATGGAATTCTTGGAACCCCAAACAGCCCCAGGGCCAGTAGAATCAAGGCAACGCCTGTCCTGATAATCACGACTTGGGCTCCATGAGCATCGCGTCGAGCAGTTGCTTGCAAAGCTCAACGGCCCTCTTATTGCCGGCGGCCTTGAGCCGGCTGGCAATTTCCAGGACGGCGTAAGAGTCTTTTAGTTCCGCTGATTGGCCGCCCGTGGCGGGAAGCCGGACCCTTTGGGCTGCTGCCACCAAGCGCGGACCCGCCACAATAGCAAACGCCGCCACCACGGCGAGGGCGCGAATGACAAGTTCATAGCTCATCACTCGTCGCCCTCGACCTTGGCAACAATCCACCGCAAGAAAGACTCTCCCTGCGGTGAACGCAGGATCGCCGTCAGGTGAGCGACGAGTTCGTCATCGACCTTCGTGCCCTTCGTTTTCGCCGCCAGCCACTCGCACGCGTCGCCGACGATCACGGCCTTGTCGTGCGGGTCGTTCGTCGCGAGAAACGCTTGCACATACGTCAGGACTGGCGCCCAATCCTGGAGAATGCGAATCTTCTCCCAGACCGAGAGATTGTCGCCGTAGTTCTGCTCGCTCATGGCTTCTGCCTCCGTGCTTCGCCTGCCTACTTACAGGCTAACGCCACAGGCTCAGCCACCCGAAGAGTCGACGATGTCTTCCAGAAACCCGGCAACGTCCGCCTGGACCTCAAAAATGGCGTCCGGAAATACCTTTGCAGAAACCGGATCGGGAGGCTTCCAGCCAACCCGCCGCTTCGCCCGCTCCTCGTCCGACCACCCGGCCTGGAATTCGAGGCACTTCTGGCGAATCTCGGACTCGGAAGGCAGATAGGCCTTGCGATGCCCGGCCTTGCTGCCGTGCCAGCTTTCCCTCCGGGGGAGCTTGAGTTCTCGGCGGGTGATGTCAGCGCGATCCGCCGAGATTTTCAGCGTCTCGGCGATGATTCTGGTTGGCGTCCCTGCCAGCCACATTTGCGTGAACGTCACCGTGCAAACGGCGACCTTCACTTTCTTGGGATTCATCCTTGTTAGGTATCCAGAAGGAAACGACCCGGCTCGACGGGTTCAAGTAAAAATCCCCTCCCAGAGACTTGTGAAACGGAACGTGCTCGCAGTCGCCTCCCTTGTATTGGCCGGCGATGTAGTCCGCTGCGCGGTACACGGCCAGTTGGCCGAAGGCCGAGTTCATCCTCACGGGCGGCGAGCCGACTGGCGGGTGCCACAAGTGGAACCAGACCATGTTTTGTCGTTCCTGCCACCAGTTCCACCGACAGGCCCAGGCGTCGTAATGGCAGATCGTGGGCTGAGACCAGACCGGCGGGCCCCATTCACACCACGAGTAGCTCGCCATCCCCGACGCATTTTGGTACTCGTCGAAGTCTTCGAGGTGCCCGATCGTGTTGGCGATGCCGTCGACGCTGAAGCCGCCCCAGGGATCGGCGTCGAACACGACGACGTAGTCGGCTGACGTCTCGGTCGCAACCCAGAGCCGGCACTGATTCCTGTACTCTGCCAGAGCGTGGGTCCGCTCGTGCGACTTCGTGAAGTTCAGGTGCGGGCGGCCAAATGATCTCAGCGAGCAGGCTCGATCAGGTCCTTGATCTTTCCAGTACGTCAGAAAGTCCTTCGTCTCGTCGGTCGAGTCGTTCTCGTAGATAAAGGTCCACGCATGACGGAACATCTTCGCGGCCTGCTCGACACGCTGAAGCGTGAACGGCAGAAAAGGCATCGCGTTGCGGCAGATTGACACGAACGCCACCGAGCGATGCTCAGCGGCCTGCCGGCCGAGCTTGACACGGTGGGCGTACTCTTCGGCGAACTCCTCGTCCGGCGGCAGTAGCCTGTCGACTTCGTGTCGGTGGATGTCCGCGATGCTTATTTGAATTTGCATAAGTGCGGGAACACCTCCTGCTCAACATGACTGCACAGGATGAGGTCGGACAAATTTTCGTTAGTCAGTTCCGGGTAGCCGTAATATCCAAAAACAGACGGACGTTCCGGTCGGCTCTCGTCTGCGTGTCGGTGAAAAGTGCGAAGAGAAAGCGCCGGGTTCGCAATGCGAACCCTGTTCCTCACAGCCCAGCCGGCCAGGGCGTTGTCGCACCCGACGTATCCCAGCGGTATTTCCTCTTCGATCTTTGGGACACCACCCGCGAGAAAAAACCACGAGTCTTGCGATCCGCTATAAAAGCGATCTTCCGCAATATGGCCGATCATCCTCGGCGAGTGCTCCGTGTCCCATCTCGTCAAAGCCAGAATGCAATGCGGAGAAAGAATCTTCTCCGCCATGCCGCACGAAGCGTCGAAAACGATGTCACTGTTGGCTACGACGCACAACTCGCCACTGAACCGCTCGTGGCAGATGTCGAACATTGCCCCGAGCGTCCATCGCTCTTTATCTCCGTCGAGGAGCAGGATGTGAGAAAATAATGGCGATGACTTGTTTTGATCGAGGCAAGAGTGCAGTTCTTTTTGCCTCGCCGGGTCACGCGAAGTGTATTTCTGGACGACAAGGATCACGTCAAATCCTTGAGTACGTTGGAGCTTCAATCATCCCGATCTGAATGATCGGGGGCGTCCACCTTTTTCCGCTTTGCCGGGCCCCGACGAGTCGCCTTCGTTCCTCCTCGTCCGACCACCTTGCTCTGATCGAGGCCGTCATCGCGGCGATTTCGTCTGCTGTTGGCTTTTCGACGTCCGGGAGGTCCATCTCCATCATGGATGGCAGTCGCAGGGTCCTTGCTCGCTGGTATACCGCAGCGCGAGAGACTCCGCACTGATTCGCAATCTCCGTCGGAGTCGCCTTTCCCCACAATTCCTCGAACTTCTTCCGGCACTTCATCGCGTCCACAGAAAAACCTCCATAGCCAAGAGAACATGCGAACTCCTCAGAGAAGCCCGATGGCCCGTCACCCCCGACTGCCTACCCAGCAGCCGGGGGCAACGGAACCACCGGAGGGGACGGTCACGGTGCGAACTGCTGCACCCAGTAGGCCTTGCCATCAGGGCCAATGACGCCGGCTACGCCGACACGTCTGTGGCTGCGTCCGAGAATGTTTGCTCGGTGCCCCGGCGAGTTGAGCCACACAACCACGGCTTCAGCGGCAAACGGCTGACCTGTCGCGATGTTCTCAGCGACTCCATTCGAGTGGTAGAGAGCCATGGCCCTCGCCATGCGGTTGGCATGTCGCCGAGCCGATCCCATCAGTCGGCAGTCGACCACGAGCGGCGGGAGACCTGCATTCGCTCGGGCCTCGTTCGTTTTTTGAACGATCTGGCTCTCGCCCGGAGTGAGCACCGAGCAGGGCTCAGGGGCAAGCGTCGGCTCACCGGCAAGGGCAAACAGGAGCAGAATCGCGTTCATGGAAAAGCCTCCTACGAGTTTTCAATCCACTCTTCGCCGCGACGCTCGAACAATCGAACGTCACGGCATCCAACGCTTCGTGCGATTTCCACGCAGTACGGGGCAAAAACGCATACCGGATAGTTCGTGTTGATGTGGCCGTCGGCAACAAGCAACGCAGCCGCAACTCTGGCGAGCCCTCGCCGGCGAAACGGCTCTGCCGTGAAGCCTTCGAGCGTCTGCTTGCCACGCCAGACGTGCGTGGCGGCCCACGAGGCCACTCGATGTCCGCCGTCTCGCACGATCGCTACCGGCGTCGCCGTGCAGCGGGCAGCAACCTCACGCTGAAAGTCTGAGTCAGGGTGAGTCATCGAAGAGACGATGAACTTCGCGTCCTGCTCGCTGAGCGTGCCAACTGTGAGAACAACAGCATCCATGCGGCCCATAGGGTACGCATATCCGTACAACGCGTCAACCAGTTTTCTTTCCGGCGTTGATCTTCACAACGGCAGGATCGGCGGCCTTTACCTTCACGGCCGTCTTCAACCCCGACTTCACCTTCACGGCATTGGGCGGCTCGACCGAACCCTTCCACTCCATGCGAACCATCATATTTCCTCCATAGGGCGAAGGGCGGCCTGGGGAACAAACCAAGCAGACACGCGGCCAGCGTAGTCCCGCAGAAATTCCGGCCGCTTGCCGTCACCAGCCTTGATCCAGCCCCGGACGATGTAGTTTGGGCATCGGCCCGTGACCAAGACGAAGACGGCGTCGTCGCGATCCGACTTGCGGATTATGAGGTCGTAATGATCCTGGCTCCGCGTCCTGATCTGTAGCCCCGGCAGGTCATCGGCCTTGAACGAGTTCACGCTTCCGTCCCAGTAGCGGTTGAGAGACTTGGCGACGGCCATCTCGCCGCAGGCGCCCTCGATGTGCTCGCTCCACCCGTCTCCGGTGAAGCCGTGAGCGTCCTGGAGCCCGGCCTTGATGCTGGCGAGATGTCGCATCCGGCCGACGTCGGACGCCATCGCCGCCTCATGCCACGCAAGGGTGATCTGCCTCATCGAGAATCCTTTCTGCATCCTGCCTGCTTGTCACGACCTCAGCCACGCCGCCGCCGATTGACCTGATCTCGTGCATCCGATGCGTCTGGAGTTCCGTCGGCTTCTTGCCGGGCTGCTTCACTTCGAGGAACACGGCCTTGCCATGCTTCACGCAAAGCAAGTCCGGGATTCCGCTCGTCTGCATCGGGCCGCCGTGGATTTTGAAAGTCCACCACCCGCGAGCCTTTGCCGACGTCACGATCGACTTCGTAATGGACGACTCAAGGGCCATCTCCCTTGTGCGACTTCCTACCCCTCGCCCAGGCCTCGCGTTGCTTTTGAGCCAAGAGCTTCCGAGTCTCCTCGCTCACCTTCCTCCGTGAATTCGACAGGCTCACCGCTTCCGAAATCCTTCTTCGCTCCTCTTCGCTTCGGGGTCTCCCCTTCACGGAGTCGCTGGTGGCCACGATCGGGGGCGTGGGGCTGTGCCGCCGGGATCCAGGCA